TACTGTTACCTCTAATGTAGACCCAACAACAATTGGTAACCCATCTACGGGAACATCATTCACGGCAAATTTTACGGGTGATTCAACATTAGAACAAGTCGAATTTATTTCAGGTTCATTACCAAATCAAGTTAACCAAAATTTAAATGTTGAATATAGGTTAGACGATGGTTCGGTATCAACATTACAAATAGATTTTAATAATTCTTTAGGTGCGATAATGAACTCTCCAAGATTATCAGCAACAACCGCAGTGGTATACGGAGCAATCCCTGAAACTGTTTATAATAATTTATCAGGTCAATATAGTACAATTGAGAATCCATATGGATGTGAAAATAATTTTACTCAAAATGATTTAACTGAGTCTTCTAACGATTCTTGGTTTTATGCTAATTTTGAATTTGAAAATAATGATTCTTTAACAGGTAATTATACTGGTTATTCATTTTACTATTCAGTTTCTAGTTTAACTTCAGGAGCGTCAAATACATTTACAGGTACTGTAACCGGTAATTCATATACATTTACAGGTTCTGCATATAGTGAGTTCAATAATATGGTTGTTGCAACCATTCGTTCAAGAGGTATTTCACTTTATTCAAATGACGCGGCAAGTATTAATCATGGACCAATTTATCAAGTAGGAATCGATTATGATAATGGTAATGCTTGGGTTCCAAATAATTTACAATTAATTTGTACTGGACAATATTCTGATATTTCAAAATCACCTTTCTCAACATTTTTATTATCAGGGGTAACTAAAGATAATGAGGTATTTTCATTCGAAACTTCAATGTTGGCGGCATCATCAAAATACATTACAAAAGTTTTAGGGGTTGATAATTTTGGAAAATCAAGATTTGAAGTTCCAATTTATGTTGAGGAGGCTTATCAAGGTTCGTTGAATTATGCGTATAATCAAGGTTATATAAGAGGTTTGGCTTGTGATTTAATTGCATTACCAGACGCTAGAAGTCAAAGAACAGACTCTATTGCATATAATTTAGAAAGATACCAATCACCTGAAACACCATATTTGGTTTCGGAATTAAGAGGTAACAAAGTTTATAACTTGTTTAAATTTATATCAATTTCTGATGGAGATTCTGCAAATACCGAAGTAAAAGTTTCAATCGCAAACCTTTCATATAATAATATGTCATTTGATGTATTAGTTAGAAATTTCTTTGATACTGACGCAAATCCTGTGGTAATTGAAAAATTCACAAATTGTAATTTAGACCCATTATCAAATAATTTTATAGCTAAAAAAATTGGTTCATCTGATGGAGAATACGCGTTAATCTCAAGATATATAATGGTTGAGATGGCAGATGAAGCACCAATAGACGCTTTACCATGTGGATTTTACGGATATACTCAAAGAGAATATTCGGATTATGATACTTATCCTTCACCGTATCCTAAATTTAAGACAAAATATTATTTCCCTGGTGAAGTTATTGCAAATCCACCATTTGGCGTAAATGCTGGAGGTGCACCTGTAGAATCTGCAGGAGATATTGTAAGAAGAAGTTACTTAGGATTTTCAACACAATTTGGAATTGACGAATCTTTCTTAACATATAAGGGTAAACAAACACCTTCAAACTGGATTGGTAATCCGGCGGTTGAGGGTCAACCTTGGAATGTGAGAAGTAAAGGATTCCACATGGATTCAGGTGCAACGGTTGTTACAATCGGAATCACTTCTAAATCAAGCGGAGAAACTGCGTTTGAATGTGGTGTTGCTGAGTTTAGAAATGACCCTGAAACACAAGAAAATCCATATTATTTCATATACTCAAGAAAATATACTATATGTTTTGCGGGTGGCTTTGACGGATGGGATATATATAGAGAGTGGAGAACTAACGAAGATAGATTCCAATTAGGAGCATCAGGTTACTTGGCTGGAGCGTCAAATACTGACCGAAGATATCCAAATGCAACAGGAGACGGATTATTCAAGAGAATTGTTGTTCAAAATAATACTCAAGATTTTGCTAATACAGACTACTACGCTTACTTACTTGGTATTTTAACATTCGCAAATCCTGAATCAACAAATATAAATGTATTTGCAACTTCAAGTATTGATTACGTAAATAACTCAAACCTTGTTGAAGAAGCAATTGACATGATTCAATTCTCAAGAGCGGATTCAGTTTATATTGCAACAACACCTGACTATAGAATGTATACACCGGATGCAACTAATCCTCAAGATATTATTTATTCTCAAGAAGCGGTTGATAATCTAGACAACACAGGAATTGACTCTAACTATACCGCAACTTATTATCCTTGGATATTAGTTCGTGATACCGTTAACAATACACAAATTTATTTACCACCAACAGGTGAGGTTTGTAGAAACTTAGCATTGACTGATAACATATCATTCCCTTGGTTCGCATCGGCGGGTTACACAAGAGGTCTTGTAACTTCAATCAAAGCTAGACAAAAACTTACACAAACAGATAGAGATACCTTGTATCAGGGTAGAATTAACCCTATCGCAACTTTCTCTGATGTTGGAACTGTAATTTGGGGTAATAAAACTTTACAAGTTGCTGACACAGCACTTAACAGATTGAATGTAAGAAGATTATTACTTCAAGCTCGTAAGTTGATTTCAGCGGTAGCGATAAGATTATTGTTTGAACAAAACGACCAAATCGTTAGACAACAATTCTTGGATAGTGTTAACCCTATTTTGGATTCAATCAGAAGAGATAGAGGTCTTTACGATTTCCGTGTAACTGTATTATCAACTCCTGAAGATTTAGACAGAAACACATTAACAGGTAAAATATATTTGAAACCTACTAAGGCGTTAGAGTTCATCGATATCGAGTTCTTCATAACTCCAACAGGAGCTTCATTTGAAAATATCTAATAAATTTAATGGGGGTACGAAAGTATCCCCTTTACTTATTTAAATATGAAAAGACAACTTAAAGAAGGATTTAAACCTGAAGGGACACCAGATATGAAATATTACGCATTCGATTGGGATGATAATATTGTTCATATGCCAACTAAAATTATGTTAAAAACTGAAGATGGTGATGAGATAGGGATGAGTACTGATGATTTTGCCGAGTATAGACACGACTTGGGAAAAAATCCTATACAATATAAAGGTGAGACTATTGTTGGTTTTGCGGATAATCCATTTAGAAATTTTAGAACCGAAGGTGACAAAGATTTTTTAATCGATGCTATGAGAGCAAAAGAAGGACCGGCATTTGATGACTTTAGAGAAGCTATTAACAATGGGTCTATCTTTTCAATTATCACCGCAAGAGGACATAACCCTAAAACATTAAAACAAGCTATTTACAATTATATTATTAAAGGGTTTAATGGTATTGATAAAGATTCTTTAGTTAAAAATTTAAAAAAATATAGAACATTTGTAGGTGAAGACGATATGAGCGATGACGAATTAATTAAATCTTATTTAAACCTTAACAAATATCATCCAGTCACATTTGGTGAGGGTAGTGCTGCGAATCCTGAAGAGTTAAAAGTTAAAGCGATGGAAAAATTTGTTTCTTATATTAAAAATATTGCCGGAAATTTAAATAAACGAGCATTTATAAAAAATGATATATCAAACAATTTTATACCAAATGAACCAGTAATAGGTTTTTCAGATGACGATATAAAAAATGTAGAAGTAATGAGTAAACATTTTAAAGATAAACCAGATAATATAGTTAAGACTTATTCTACTGCTGGAGGTATTAAAAAGTTATATAACTAGAGAATAATTTCTTAAAAAAAAAAGTAAATATAAAAATTTTTAATCAAGAGTATATTTATAAAATATAAACACAAAAAAAACAAAATTGAAATAACATGGCTGATTTATTAATGAAAATGCCCATACCTTACGAACCGAAAAGAAAAAATAGGTTTATTCTAAGGTTTCCATCAAGTTTAGGAATTAACGAATGGTTTGTAGAAACTGCCGCAAGACCATCAATTAAAATTAACTCAAAAGAAATTGAATTTTTAAATACGTCAACATTCGTTGCGGGTAGATTTAATTGGGACCCAATCCAAGTTAAATTCCGTGACCCAATCGGACCTTCTGCTGCTCAAGCTCTTATGGAATGGGTTCGTTTACATGCTGAATCAGTTACAGGTCGTATGGGTTATGCTGCGGGTTATAAAAAAGATATTGACCTTGAAATGTTAGACCCAACGGGAGTCGTGGTTGAGAAATGGATTCTTTATGGAACATTCTTAACTGATGTTAACTTTGGTGGTTTAGGATATAGTGATGATGCTTTGGCGGATATTCAAGCGACATTAAGAATGGACAGATGTGTATTAGTATACTAATTTATTTTTATTATTTACAATTATTTAAATACAACTATTTTTAACCGTAAAGCATAAACACTTTACGGTTATTTTTTTATATATGGATACACAATCAAGAGACTACGGTCAAGAAAATTTTACATTACCACATGACGTGGTTCAACTACCATCAAAAGGGGTTTTTTATAAAAACAAAAAGAAATCATTAAAGGTCGGGTATCTAACGGCATCAGATGAAAATATTCTAATGGGAGGTGCGGATGATTTAACAATCAATCTACTACGTTCAAAAATATATGAACCGGACATTAAAGTTGAGGATTTAATTGAAGGTGATGTTGAATCTATCTTAATATTTTTAAGGAATACTGCATTTGGTCCTGAGATGGAATTAAATTTGACCGACCCGGTAACTAAAAAACCATTCCAATCAACGGTACAATTAAACGAATTACCAATTATTGAAGGTAAACAACCTAATGAGGACGGAACATTTACAGTATCATTACCTAAAACTCAATCTACTATTAAAATAAAACCATTAAACTATGGTGAAATTATGGAGATTAGTAAATTGGCGGATTCATACCCTCAAGGTAGAGTTGTCCCAAGAATTACTTGGAGATTACAAAAAGAAATCGTTGAGGTTGATGGTTCTACCGACAAAGTAGTTATTTCTAAGTTTGTTGAGTCTATGCCAATTGCAGATTCAAAACACATTAGAAAATTTATGAATCAAAATGAACCAAGATTAGATATGACTAAAACAATTATGGCCCCGTCCGGAGAAAAGCTAATAGTGAATGTTGGCTTTGGGGTGGACTTTTTTCGTCCTTTCTTCTGATTATAGAAAGAATCAAATTGATGAGTTTTATTATTTGAATAATTTGATGAAAATCACTTACCAAGATTTTTTACAAATGCCTGTGTTTTTAAGACGATACTTACTCGATAAATGGGTTGAAGAAAATAAGAAGGACTAAAATTTTTAGTCCTTCTTCTATTTATATATAAAATAAGAATATGGCAACTCCCGAAGAAATAGAAAGTTCCAAAAAAGGTTTAGAAGATTTAAGTAAAAATCTTAAAGATTTAGCGAATCCCGTAAAGGCTATTGGTAGTGCCATTGCCGACGTGACGGCGGGTGCGGATGGGCTAAATAAAAGTTTCACATTAAGTAGGGCTAGAATTCAGGAAATGAAGGTAGCCTTTGCCGATTCCTCTGTTGAAGTTTTAAGATTAGGCGGTAATTTAGGTGATACTCTAACCACAATAACACAAATTGCCGATGCATCAAATAGAAATGTTATTGAAAATAAAAAAGTAGTCTCTGAACTATATGCCTCCAGTGAAATATTAGGAATAACGGCTAAGGATTTAGTTAATAATTTTAAAAATGTTGGATATGAAACATCACGAATAGGACCTAATATTGAAAAGTCAATTGCGTATGTTCAAAGTGTGGGATTGAATGCTAGAACAGTTATGCAATCTGTTAGTGCAAATATGGAACAGATGAATCGTTTCCAATTTGAAGGTGGTGTTGCGGGATTAACTAAAATGGCTGCACAATCCTCAATGTTAAGGTTTGATATGTCCCAAACATTCGGATTTGCGGATAAAATGTTGAAACCTGAAAACGCCATTAATATGGCGGCAGCATTTCAAAGATTGGGAGTAACGGCGGGTAATTTAATTGACCCGTTTGCATTAATGAATCAATCATTAAATGACCCAACAGGATTAAATAATAGTTTGGCAAGATTGGGTGAAAAATTTGTTTATTTTAGTGAGGAGGCTCAAGCATTTAAAATAAATCCTGAAGGTGTTAGAATTTTGAAAGAACTTGAAGAGGAAGCTGGTTTACTACCTGGGTCGTTAGCTAAGTCGGCGTTAGCCGCGGCAGATTTAGATAAAAGGTTATCTCAAGTAAGTGCTGCGGGGTTAAAATTTGAAAATGAAGAGGACAAACAATACTTGGCAAATATTGCTGCGATGGGTAAAGGTGGTAAATATGAAGTTAAAATTGATGATGAAACAACAAAACAGTTACAAGACTTAAGCCAAGAAGAATTTGATAAATTAATCAAACAACAAAAAGATGCTCCAAAATCTTTAGAAGAAATTCAAAGAAGTCAGTTAGGTTTTACAAAAAATGTTGCTGCCGATATTAGTGCAATCTTAGCGTTATTCAAATTTTCTATCGCAAACGACCCTAGAGTTAGAACAAATATTGAAGGATTTAGAAATGTCTTAACAAGTATAACGGGTACGGCATCGAAAAAAACTACTGAAAAAGACAAAGAAATAGCGAAATTTGTTTCAGAAGGAGTTACTGAAGGTTTAAAATTAATTCAAGATATTCAATCAGGTAATGTAAATGTATCACCTACCGACATATTATCAAAATTTACGGAAATACAGACAAAAATAATTAATAACGCAAGTGGAATAAGTGGTGAAGCGGTAAAGGCGGTAAAAGAGCTTCTTAAAGAAAGTGCCCAAAAAGTTAAAGGTAATAGTACTATCGAACAAATGTTTAGGGATACTATGGGTGTTGTAAGTTCGGGGGTATCCGCATCAGGGACGAAAAGTGGTACACAAACCCAAATTAAAACTAAACAAGTTGCCCCGGTTTCAAAAAATGCTATAATGGGAACGGCAACTACCTTAAAAAATTATAGTGAAACATTTAATGAACCTAAACAAGTTAATTCAAAAGTTGATTTAGGTGGCGTTATTACAATAAAGGTAGATGCTCCTCCGGGAGTTAGTCAACAACAATTAACAACTTATTTTGAATCTGAAAGTTTTAAAAGAATGATTTATGAATATTGGTCTGCAAAAAGTAAAGAACTTGAAAGAAGAAAATAATCTTTTGTTCAAAAAAATAGAATTAATCTATTTATTAATAAAAAAGATAGATGGGTAGTCCATTAGATTTTATTAGTACCGAAGGGTTTAGACAAAGACTTATATCAAGAAATTTGGTACCATACGCCAAATCTCCTACTAAAGTTACACCCCCAACAACATATGAGATTGTTCAATCAGACCTAACACCCGTTGATAGTCCTGATTTTTTAATTGATACACCCTATTATGCGGATTTATTATACCCGTTAAATAAATGGGGTAATGATGGTGGTTATGAACAAGTACCTGCATTATCAACAAACTTAAATACCGTATCAAATCAAGGCGAATATGGTCCGGGACAACAAGATGCAAAACGACTAGAAGATGCTCAAATCGCGGCGAAAATCGGATTTCCGGGGATTGCACCACCATGGCAACCATTAAATGCTTATGGCCCTAATAGTTTACAACAATTAGACGCGGGAGATTATATAACAACACCTGACTCAATAAATAATGGTGTTACAGGTGGAATACCAAATTTGTATAATAATCAACCATACCCCACAACATTTAACGCATCATCATATTCCCCACTATCTATTCTTTTAAATCCAGACCCACAAGGTAGTAATGGATTACTTAGTTCTGATTCATTTATTGCTCGATTGGGTGCCAAAACTCTAAAAAGAGAATTCGAAGAAAGAATTGGAAGAGCCATTATTAGAGAAACGGTAGGACGAGCGAATTTTTTAAATATTAATAGTAGTACTAATGTTGTTAATATACTAACTGGTCGAGTTCCGTTAATTGAACCAAATTATCAGATTACAGTTCCGGCGAATCCAATAACGGCCGCAGCTGATTTTTCACTTAGATTAGGAGGAAGTTTACTACCATTTTCATTAATACCCGGTTCATATTTTGACCCAAATATTAATCCTCCAAGACCTTCAACAATCGCTCAATCATTACTTGCCAACCCAATTGCTGCGGTAGGTAACTTTGTTTCTAATTTATTAGGTGCGGGAAAAACAGGGTCTCAAATATTCTACAATAATACAGGTGGAGGACAAAAATCCATCTTATGGAAAAATATTAATTTTAATAGATATAAACCAAATTACGATAGGACATTACTTGATAGATTAGGGGGTGTTATTGTTGGTTCTCAAACAAATAATGCTAATTTTTATGTTGGTTCAACAACATCAGACCCATCAAGAGTATTTTCTCCAAGTAGAGAGTTACCGGTTGATGCGTTTGGTAATGAACAACAATCTCCGGTTTATGGTCCTCAAGAATTGGCTCAATTATACGAAGGACCGAGTAGGGAAGTTCGTTTAGGTGCTAACGGTCCGACATATAGTAATGGAGGAGGTATTGAAGGAGGATTTACTTGGACATCAACAAAATATCGAGGAAATGCCGGTAAAAAAGTTGGAGTAGGGGGAGTAATTATTAATGAAGACGAGGACTTCAGACCTTCATCATATAATTCAACAGAATCAACAGAAAGAACTTTTAAACAAGGTTCTATCTTAGATGAAACACAAAGAATAATAAATAGCCAACCACAAGGTGGTAAAAGATTACAACATGTTGGTAATGCGATTGACCAAGTATCTAAAGTATTTAATGACGGATATAAAGAAATTACTAAGGGTTCAAAAGTATTAAGTTATGTTGGGGCAATAGGACAAGAGGTAGGAACAGAATATTGTAGAGTTTTTGCTAAAGATACACCATATCTACAATATAATGACCTTCAAAAAACTGACGGTATTGTCACCGAAGGTCGAAGATTTTCATACTCTGTTTTAGATAAGACATATAATCTTAACATCGTACCAAACAAACAAGAAGGAGGACAAGACTCAACTAACATAATTGGGACTGAGAATAATGCTTATGCCAAAAAATATATGTTCTCAATTGAAAATTTGGCGTGGGCGACATCAAATACACCTGGTTATACGGTTTCTGATTTACCTGTATGTGAGAGGGGACCGAATGGAGGTAGAGTAATGTGGTTTCCACCATATGGATTAACCTTTAGTGAGAATATACAAGCCAATTGGCAGCAAACCGATTTTATTGGTAGACCCGAATCCATATATACCTATAAAAATACAAGTAGAGGGGGTAGTTTAACTTGGAAAATAGTTGTTGACCACCCATCGGTTTTAAATGTGATAGTTAATAAAGTTCTTGCTAATGAAACAAACAAAACAAGAGTTGACTCTATTTTAGAATCATTTTTTGCTGGGTGTCGAAAATATGACTTATATGAACTTGCAAAAAAATATTACACAATACCTCCAAATGATTTGTTCCAAATACAACAAGCAATTGGTTCAAAAGAATCGACACGAGAACAAATTCAATATGCACTAAAAGAAATTACAACAATACCTCAAGTTTCGAGTGATAATAGTACTGGAGGTGCTCCCGAAGATACTTTTAAACAATTCTTAAATAAGTCATTTTATTTTAATAATGCCATTCCAAAACCTAAAGGAGATAAAAATTTTGGTGTGTTATATGAAAGTTATATAAAACAAAAGCCCGAATACGAAACACAATCAAAGGGAACTGAAACTACCTTATTTTTTAATAATGTAATTATTCCAAATAAAAATGTGATTGACGGGTTGATTGATGAGCTAGAAAAACAATTTACAAATAGTAGTGAAGGTAATGTGACAATTGTCATTGACGCAACGACATCGGCTAAAGCCAGTTTGTCTTCTAATGATGAATTATCTGCAAGAAGGATTGATTCTGCAATTAGTTACATTACAAATAATAGTAAAATGACTCCATATGTTAACGGCACACCTAAACGATTAATCGTGGTACCGGGTGTTGCTAGAGGAGAGAGTGCTCAACCTGAATCTTACGATGTAACAACAAAAACATTTTTTGTTAAGGGTAATATTACTTGTACCGATAAAGATGGCGGAGATAATCAAGCAATAAATAATGAGGTTTTCACCACAAGTGCAATGGCTTGTAGACGAGCATACATCTCAAGTATTAAATCTACTTTAAAGGCACCTCCTGCGGTATTACCGGAAAAAAAGACAACAGTTGTAACTGGAAATGTTGTGACAAAGACCGAAACAACACCTGTCATTGAAACAACTGTAACACTAAGAGATAATATTAGTAAAAGAGTCTTGAGGTCGTTATTAAGCGAGTGCGATTATTTTGAAACAATTAAAGAAGAAAGTCCGTTAGTTTATGATAATTTAAAAGACAAATTAAAATTTTTCCAACCGGGTTTCCATTCCATAACACCTGAAGGTTTAAATTCTAGATTAACATTTCTACAACAATGTATGAGACCTGGTGATACAATACCTACAATTAGAAATGAGAATGGTTCAAGGGTGTTAACTTATAATGACGCAACAAACACATCATTTGGTGCTCCACCTGTTTTAATATTAAGAGTCGGAGATTTTTATAATACTAAAGTAATACCAAAAAGTTTATCGTTTACTTACGAAGATTTAGACCTCAACCCTGAAGGTATTGGAGTACAACCCATGATTGCAAATGTTACTTTAACATTTGATTTTGTCGGTGGTAGTGGGTTAAAAGAATCTGTTGATAAATTACAAAACGCATTAACTTTTAATTATTATGCCAATACCGAAATATATGATGATAGGGCCGATTCAACAGACTTGAGTTATAAAGTGATTGACCAAGATTTTTTAAAGTCGGTAATTGATAGTGTTGCTCCACCAACAATCAACCAGTCGACACCAAATAACGGTCAAAGTAATAATAAAACGATTGGAGATATACTAACCACAGTAGTTAGTGGTACAAGTCAAACAGGAACAACTAGTTATAGTGTGTTTATGGATAAAGTAGTGGAGGAAAGTCAAAATTATTTTACGAATGTGGTTAATAAAAATAGAGAATCATTTAATCAATATAATAATGCTGTTCGACAACAATGGATGGCGGAAAGAATATATCAGAGAGGTAAATTTACAATCCAAAAAGAAACTGAAACAATTTTATTTGGTAAACCAAATAATTTAGAAAAAAGAACAGATGAGATATTCAAACAATTAATTAAGGATATTAAAGCCGGTGATGAAGGGTTCATTGAATTTATATCGGATAAAAAGTATAATTTTACAAATCGACTAATACGACAAGTAAAAGAAAATTATTCTAATTTTGTAAATAACAAAAGAGGTTCGTTCCAAAGTGCAATTACAAACATAACAAATGGTATGGTTAATGTCCAACAAAACTACATTGGATATGTAGGAAGAATTAATACAATAACATATAATCTACCATCAAATTTAAATACGGGTACTGACGGGTATCAAACTGCTGATGGTAAAGTTATTAACTATATAATATCAGGAACAACTGAAATAGACCCTGGCTCAACAAATGTTACTAACACCCTTGATGAATTAAAAGAAGATGTTAAAAAAATTAAAAGTAGTATAGATGAATTTAATACTATTGTGTGGAGTGAGAATACTTTTACAAGTAACGATAAATCTTACACGGGTAGGTTGGTTTTTGGACCAAATTACAAACTTGAAACTGAAAAAGTATTCAATCCATTTAGTCAAAATGGAGAATTCCAAAGTAATATATTTAGAAGAGTTTACATGATAGTATCTAATGATGTTGTAGATTCTAAAAAATACGAATCATTTAAAAATGCGTTGATTGGCAATATACTTAGTAATACTGGTTTAATTGGTGAAGGTGCTGCGGACATTAGTAATTTATTTGACGCATATTGGTTAGGTTCAATTACACTTAATCGAGTAGGTGTTAAATCTGTGTTTGAAGAAGAGAATAAAATTACTAAAGATTTTATTGATGATATGGAGAAAAATAAATTAAAAGATTTTTTAAAATACACACCATTTAATTTGAAGAAAAAAAGAGTGTTTACTTATACTACCGAAAATGCTAACACCGATGCTCAACAAAAATTAATAAAAGGTTTAGGTTGGACTGAAAACCAAAATACAAATAATAAAACATGGAATGACGAAAGTCCTGCCAATGTATTTATATCAAAGGCAAAACTTAACTAATGGCGTATCAATATTATAATAGATATAGTGATTTTTTAATTAATGGAGAACAAACCGTTGTTCCTTTTGTAAAGATTGCTCCAAAGACAACAGACAAAACATATATTTATAAAGTCGGTAGAAGTAGGTTAGATGTTGTATCTCAAGAGTTTTATAATTCACCCTTTTTTGGTTGGTTAATTTTACAGGCAAATCCTGAGTTTGGTGGTTTAGAGAATAACATATATGACGGAGCGGTGTTAATCATACCTTTCCCATTACTACCCTCACTACAGGATTATAAAGGTGCAATTAATGAATATTTTTTTTATTATGGTAGATAATTTAAGAAAAGGGATTAAATTATTAAATAATTATGGCAGGTAATTTACAAGGAGATAAAAGTGGTAATATTTTAGTTGAGTTTGATTATCAAAATATTGTTATTGTTGACCCAAATAAGACAATAGATACATTTGGTAACATTAAAGAAAGGTTAGTTGACCATGAGAGTTTGGTTATGTATGCTAATCTTGAAGCTGAACTTGTGCCAAGAACAAAATTAGCAATTGGAGGTGCTCCAAACGACAGAATTAAAACTATTTCAGTTGCTAAAATGAACTTTTTAAAACCAACTGAAAAAACTTTTTTAACAACAGGTTATTTGGATGAATTAACCGGCAAGAATTCTGTTAACGGATTAGGGGTAAATCAAATCCAACAAGAGATTATAAATCCAAAAAATGGTGACACCCCTTATCTTAAAACATCCGTTGCTAATCCTGGTAATAAATCAACCGATAATGGATTATTAGGTATTACAAGTATAAATGTCAAAACTAATACCTCATTTGTCCCAACGGTAACTATGACATTAGAAGATGTACAAGGAAGAGCTCTATTCCAACAGGGAGACGATTCACCATACTCTGCGTTTTTTCAACTACCTTACTGTCCGTTTTATTTAACACTTAAAGGTTATTATGG